GCGACTGGCACGGATGATCGGGGAAGGGCCGAAGCTATCGCTGGTGAAATCTGGCGACGGCTCAACCGCCCAGCCCAGGAACGGGTAAGCGACCTGTGGACGCCCTACAAAGACGACCGGATCGCGAACGGCGGCTCGGAAGCGCGCCTGAAGTCGCTGTGGAAGACGCTGGAGCCGCACTTCGGGTACAAGCTCGGCAAGGCGGTCACGAAGGCGGACTGCCGCGACTATGCCGCCACCCGCAAGCGCGAGGGCAAGTCGAACAGCACGATCAAGACGGAGCTCGAAGCGCTGAGAGCCTGCCTGCGCTGGCACTACGGCAAGGAAGCGCCAATTATCGTCGCCCCGCCGCCGTCGAAGCCGCGCGACCGCTATCTCACACAGGACGAGGCTCGACGGCTGCTGGAGAATATCGAGACGCCGCATGTGCGCCTGTTCGTGACGCTGGCGTTGGCGACCGGAGCGCGGATGGGGGCGATCCTGGATCTGACTTGGGATCGCGTGGACTTCGAGCACGAGACGATCGACTTCATGCCCGCCGGCCGCGACAAGTCGAACAAGCGGCGCACGGTCGTTCGGATGGCGCCGAAGGCCAAGGCGGCGCTCGAGGAAGCCTACAAGGGGCGGCTCTCGGATTATGTCATCGAGTACGGCGGCGAGCAGGTGAAGAGCGTCAAGAAGGCGGTCGCGGCTGCGGCACGACGGGCCAAGGTACCGTGCTCGCCCCACGTCTTCCGGCATACCGCGGCCGTGTGGATGGCCCAGGCCGACGTTCCGATGCAGAAGATTTCGCAGGTGCTCGGGCACACTTCCACGCGGATCACCGAGACGGTCTATGCTCGCTATTCACCCCGGTTCATGGCCGACGCGATGGCCGCTTTGGACTGGTAAGCGGTACATGCGAACCGACCGACGCTTTCGGAAGGCTTATAGAAAATGGCCGATTTCTGCGGTGGGCGGTGACGGGCTCGAACCGCCGACCCTCTCGGTGTAAACGCGAGCGACCTACTCAAATATATGGATTTTTCGGCAATCATAGAGGGCATTTCGCCAGCCTCTCTCTCTTAGTGCGCCCGCGACTGGTACCACTTGAACCGGGCGACGCTCTCGGATTCTGCGCTTCGGCTGCGCTTACCAAAGCGATAACGACAATCTTTTACGTAACAATGTCTTAAGGATTTTGCCCGGTGAAAACTGACGGCCTTCTGTCTAAGACGACCCAAGGCGATGTGAAAACCAGATTGCCGCGCTACGTGCATCGCAAGATCGCGCGCGGTCGAACCTATTATTACTTCGACACCGGGCAGAGAGGGCCGAAGGGAAAGCGGCTGTTCGCGCCATTGCCAAACCCCGGAACACGCGCATTCGATCGCGAACTGGAGCGGGTCAGGCTCGCAAGGTGGCGGCGGGAAACTGCCGCGATGCCTTCAATGGCGACCAAGCCGGCGGACTTCGGAGAGTTCAGCGTTGCCCTGTTGAATGCACCGCAGACGGGTGACGACCTCTACTTCATCCGCGCCGGGGACGCCGTGAAAATCGGGCGGGCGTTCAACGTGTGGAAGCGGATGCAGAACATGCAGGTGAACAATCACCTGGAGCTGAACTGCATATGCCGCCTAGCCGGGCGCGGCCATGAGGAGGCCGGATGGCACGCCTACTTCAAGGCGCAGCATATCCGCGGCGAATGGTTCCACTGGACGCCAGCAATCCAGGCATCGATCGAATTGGCGCGGAAGGGTGAGCCGTGGTGGGAAGCATGACCGCGCCCAAAGGAGGTCGTCATGGATAGACGAGAGGATACGATACAGGGATTTAGCATCCGCCAAATTTGGGACGGGATGCTGATGCGCGGATGGCAGGTTATGCGCGACGGGAAGCCGATAAGCGGTCTGTTCGATGACCGTAAAAACGCAGACGTGGCGTTGATCGAGTTTCGCAACGAACCATCGCCCACCAAGGGGTTCCCTCATGGATAGACAATCTCAATCGGTGGAGGACAAGCATGGCCTACGGTGATCTGCCGTTCGGCGCTCCTCACAAGCCCAACAAGGGCAAGGAGGGTGGCGCGTGCAACCGAGAGCGCTGCCAAGCTGAGCCTGCGCTTTGGTATAACCACGGCTCCTACGCTTGGTATTGCGAGGACTGCGCAATCGACATCGGGTTGGACCATGTGAACTATCGCCACTGGCAGCGCGATTGGGAGCCGAAACTCGGTCATCCGCAATTCGAGACTCGCGAGCAGATGGATTTCCACACCCGTGCATCCCATCAACAGGAGAGAGATCGTGACTGAGGCGATCCTAAGCGGTGAGGACCAGCGCTTGATGGTTCGTGCAGCAACCAGGCTGACGCCAATCGATGAAGATACGGCCGACGCGCTCATTCGCCTCAAGGTGCGATTGCAGCAACTCACCCGCCCCACCGACCCCGGCGAGGATAAGGTTGAGGCGGTTGCGAAAGAGATCGAGCGATACGGCGAAGGTCTGGTGCCCAAATTTCGGATTGTCTGCGATTGGCTCGCGGATCATTTTCGGAATGACGAAGATGCCCGTGCCGCAATCACAGCAATGGGACACACCCCACCATCAGGAGAGGATGGGGACGCTCTACAGGGCATCGGGGGGAGAGATGCCGAAGAAGCCGCGCATCCCCGATCCTGAGTCGCTTCGCCGTTGCGCCGACTGCGGCAGACCGACCAACGGCAAGGGCTGGTACGGGCCGGAGTGCCAGTGCGGGCGGGCGGAAGGAAGCGCGCTCCACGGCGCGCCTTCGGTCGGTACGAGAGCGCCGCGCTAGGCGGCTTGGCGCAGATCCTCACGCGGCAGTTCGATCATGTAGCCGCGACCCCACCAAGTTTCGATGAGGCCCGGCAACCGCTGGCGCAGGCGCATCATGTGAACCGCCAGGCAATTTATCGAGGTTTCGGGCTCGAAGTCCGGCTCGGGCCACAGCGCTTCGATCAGCTCGGCATGACTTACGAGTTCGCCGCGCCGGAGCAGGAGAGCCGCGAGGATATCCGCGCCGGACGGGGCAAGGCTGACCAGCGCGCCGCAGCATTCGCACTCCGAGCGCAGGTACATCTGCCACGTCATGCGGATCTGATCGGTCACGGCGCCACGCACCCGACCGGCACCATGATCCCAAAATATCCGTCGCCCAGGTGCGTCGCGTCGTTGAGCACGACATAATCGCGGCTCGCCGTCTGCGAGAGGGTGTCGATCGTGGCGCGCCCCGCGAAGCCGACGACGGTATAGGTCGCATCTACCGTCACGGCGTCGTTCGGATTGACCAGCGACTGGCAGGCCATCATGCCCTTGGCCGATCCGCCGACCGCGAGCTCGCCCGCCGGCGGAGGAGGAGGCGGAGGCGCAACATCATTGTCGAGAACAGTGATGGAAGCGCTCGCCGTGGGATGCACGCTGCCCGAGGTCACGACGGCGTTGATCCCGGTCGTCCTTGTCCCGTTCACGATCACATCGTCGGGGACCGGCACCGATAGGGTGGTCGGCTTCTTGGTCGAGGCGATCGTCGCCGTTCCCGAATAAGCGCTGTTGTCGGTCCACCATTTGATCGTCACGGCGCGGCCGTTCCCGCCGCTCATCGAGACGACCGGATGGGCCGTCTGCCCCTCGGTGACGGTGACGCTCGAGATCGCAATGCCGAGCGGCTTGCCCGCGGCCATTGCGTCCTGGCACGGGCCGTCGATGACCAGCGCCAGCATGACGCCGAGGAATGCGGTGAACGGGCGCATCAGCGGGACTCCTTGATTGCGGCGGGACAGGTCACGTCGGCCCCGCGCTCCTTGTGCCAGCGGCACACGCGGGCCAGCGCATCGCGGCAGTCCTGCCCGGCCTTCCTCACGGCCGCGTCGAAGGTGACGCCGGACGGATCGGCGGCGAGCATGGCAACCACGTCCGGCTCGTCGGGACAGGTCAGATCAGCAATCGGCGGGTGGCTTGCGCTCGCGGCGCGCGGCCTGCTGCTTTCGCACGCACTCGTAATAAGCAGCGCGGGGATCACGGCCAATGCGGCGTGCTTCATCGACAGCCTCCTTGATTTCGGTGCTTTCAGTCGTGCTTCGCGCGTCGTCAGTGCGGCGCTGGTCTGCGGCGTGGATGTCGGCCTTCCGGTCGGCCTTCGCGTTGGCGGCGTCCTGTTTGGCGTCGTGCTGCCGGATGACGCTGCGGTCGTAGGCGCACTTGCCGAGCCCGAGGGAGGCAAGGGCGAGCGCGAACAGCCCGGCGATCAGGACAGGTTTGGCGAAGCGCTGTGGAACGCCCGCGCCCATGATGAGCGACAGTAGGAAGGTCATGCGGCGTCTCCTTCATCGCGGAGTACGCGCTCGCTCACCGTCGTCTCGGGATGCCCTTCGGCATACTTCCGGCTGACGAACCGGCCGGTGATTGCCGAACGCCACAGGCGCTTGAACAGCTTGCGGATCATCGCATCAGCTCCTCGTACCTTGCCTTGAGACCGGCCCAATCGACCCCTTCGATAAGCGGCGGTTCGCCGAGCGTGACGTAGCGGTGGAGGGTCATCGCCAGAGCTTCTTCCGCCGCGGCGATCATCGGTGTGGGCTTCTCGCCATGAGCCAGGGCCCAAAGCACGAGGCTGTGGCTTCCGAACGCCTCGCAAAGCAGGTGATGGCAGAGCTCGTGCGTGCGGCAGTATGCCACCACGTCGCCGTCGTGCCCGTAGCGGTACGCGAGATAGTGATAGTGCGGGCTCAGGTGAGCGTGGGCAGGCCATTGCGAGCCATCGCGGAAGCGGCTGACCGCGCCTTCAGGAATATGCTCGAGCGTCGCGAACCGGAGCGCGATCATGGCTTTTCCTCCACAAGAACTTGCGGGCCTGCGGGCGGCGGCGCCGGGACTGCGCCTGTCTCGCTAATGACCTTGGCGGTCGCGACGTTGCGATCCTTCAGCGAAACCGCTCCGGCAATCGCGCCGACGGCGACAGCGAGCCCCCCCGGGAACGCCAAGCAATATTCCGTGACGTTGAAGGGATGGCCCTTCCACACGACGTCATAGGCGACGAAGGCGTTGCCGCATATGACATAGGCTGTCGCGCCGAAAGCACCGACGACACGGTTGATCTCGAACTCGCCGCCCGAGCCGCGGAGCGCAGACGTGATCCCCGCGAGTATCATCGGGCCCAGTCCCCCGTCTTGGTGTGAAGCCACGTCAGGAAGTCGGCGACCGTCTTGCCCTTGAGGATCGATCGGTTCGCGTTCGTCGCGGCTTCCCCGGCGATCAGATCCGCGCGGTCGTGAATGTCGGCTGCAATCAGGGCCGCTGCCGTTCCCGCGCCGAGGAAGTGCGCCGCGTAAAGCGATGCCTTGTTGATCGGCACGCCGCGCTTCACGAGATAGTCGGCGTTCTTCGCGGTGAAGGTCATTGCTCGGGCGAGCTGTTCCTCTTCCGAGGGTTTGAGGCCGCCGAATGCCTGGGACATGTCATTCCCCCACGTTCCGCCTTCGCCGATCCATGTCTGCCGGATGAACTGATAGAGACCCGATGCGGATGACGTCGGCGCCTTCACATAGGGCCGATGTCCACTTTCGATCCCGGCGAGCATGTCCCAGTAATCGTCGGGAATGTCGGCGGGCTTCGGCTTCCATGTGCCGATGATCGCGTTGAATGCGTCGACCTCTACCTGTGTCAGCCCGACCCCCGCTTCGCCGGTCTGCTCGCGTTTCAATGCCCGAGCGGCGTCGAAGAAGGCTTCGGCGCTCACGGATGCGGCTTCCCGCTCAGCAGCGCCCATGCCATGCCGACAGCCGCCAGCAATCCGCCGATGGTGCCTGAGACAATCGGCGACTTCAGGATTTCGAGCCAGACGCTCTTCGCGCCGTCGTCACGGTTGCGTGCGCTCTCGAGCAGTGTCACGCGGACGGTCAGCTTTTCGAGCTCCCCCTTGAACGACTGGATCTCGCCTTGTAGCTCGCCCTTCAGCCGGCCGACTTCGCGTGCGATCTGCGTCCCGATCCCGTCGACCTTCTGCGCGAGGTTGGCGATGGCGTGTTCGCGATCATGCGTGTAGCGGTCGATCGCTTCGACCATGCCCGTGAGCCGCCCGAGGGCTTCGCTGATTTCATCGATCTGGCCCTGCCGTGGCGGCATACGCAAACTCCTGATGTGGGACAGCGCGCCACGGCGCTTTGCGTCGTTGGTAAATTCGGGTTAACGTGGGTGTGCTCGGGTAAGGGGGTGGCGTGTTCGCCTTTGCGCTTCTGGCCGTGACCGTGGTGGCTCTGCTGACCTTGGCCGAATTGCTGTTCGGGGGGTCGCTTGGCGGCGACCGATTGGTCAATATTACGATCTGGATCGTCAGGCGCGTCTTGGCGTTTGCGTTTATGCCCGGCGTGGCGCTCTACTTCCCATTCTCGCTGATCGACGGGGTCACGCTTCCGTTTGCGGCAGCTTTTGCCATCTATTTTGTGGCGATGGACCTAGGCGAGTATCTGTTCCACCGCGCGCAGCACACTATCCCGTGGTTATGGAAGCTCCACGCGCTCCACCATTCCGACCCGGACATGAACGCCACCACGACCGAACGGCACTTTTGGGGCGACCAGTTCCTCAAGGCTGTGACGATCTATCCCGCCGCCGTCCTGTTGATCCAGCCCACTCCCGTCGTGCTGCTGGCTTACATTCTAGTGACACAATGGAACTTCGTTGCTCATGCGCGGCTTCCCTGGAGCTTCGGACAGCTGTCATGGGCGCTCAACAGCCCCGCCTACCATCGCCGTCACCACTCGTCTTTGCCCGAGCATTACAACAGCAACTTCGCTGCCATCCTTCCAATCTGGGACCTACTGCTCGGAAGCTATCACGTTCCCCAGGGCAATATGCCGCCGACCGGGTTAGGCGGAAAGCCGCCGACCGCGTTGGACGTGTTCGCTTGGCCGCTACGCCCTGGGGCGGGCACTAGAAGACGGAGTAAAGCCGCTGTCGCTGCCGCAGCGGGCGATACCAACGGTGATCTCAAGCTCGTCCATACGCCCGTTGTAGTCGAATGAGCTAAAGGTCGTTCCCGTGCCGATTCTGGCGATCGAGAGAACGTTGGTTGAATTGTTCGGAGCGATATTCTGGTTCGTGCCGGACGCGACCATCGCGCCGTCAATATAAAGGCGCGTTTTGCCCGTGATGTCACGATCCGCCTGAAGATCATATTCCTGCCCGAGTGTCGGCGTCCATCCGAATATCACATCGAAAGTCGAGGAGCCGTTCGCAATGCGAAGCGTGAGATTGCCGCTCTGGATGAAGAAGAAGAAGGCGCAGTTCGCAAACGTGCCCGCATTGTCCCACTGGCCGACGAAGGCCTGGCTGTTGGTCTTGGTGGAGAGTTTGAACTTTCCGCGGATCGTGAACGGCTTGCGCGCGAAGTCGAAGTCGGTCGAATCAAGAGCGGTGATATAGTCGCCCGAGCCATCGAATAATCCCGACCCCGTGCCAACCAGCGGGCTCGATGTTGAGACCTGAGCATTGCCGTTCGCGGTGAGCGTGCGCCCTATCGGGCTTTCGTCGATGATTGAGCCGTCGAACCCGACCTGAAGCTTGACATAGTTGCGAAAGGGATCGTTCGCATATGGCGTCGAGGAACTTACGACTGTCTGCGGAATGAGACTGAAATAGACGACGCCCCATCTGTCCGTCGCACTAAGCGACCCGGTCTCGGCGACATCAATGGGAACGGTCAGATAGCGATAGGTCAGGCCGCCCTTCGTTGTAGCACCGTCCTGCCAAGCGACAGTGTATTCGCTTCCGGGCGTGAACGTCGGCGCGCCATCCACGGAGGCGTAACAGTGCACCAGCGTCCTGTCCGGGCTCGCTATAGTCCGGGTCGGCGCGCCGATCACGGCAGTGGTCACTGTCTGCTGGGCGTGATTGCTGCCTTCGACCGGACTGCCGCTGCTGAGGCATCCGCGCCAAACTGTCATCCCGGCGGTGACGGTCGCGCCGATATTGGTGGTAACGGTGACGGAGCCCGTTTCAGATCCGGTCAGTCGCTTCCAGAATGCAGCGTGGGCACGGTTGGCAACCGCAACCTGCTGCTGGTCGATCTGCGTCCATCCTGATGGGACGTTGAACGTCAGAGAGCCGGATGAGGCCAGCGCATGAACGTAGATGATCGCTATGTCGTTGGCCTGGATGCCGGCAGGATAGGCCGCGACCCCGCTGCTTCCCGTCGCGACCGCCCCGGTGGCGACCAGCTGCGGCGCGCCGGTAACCGTCGGCCCGCCGCCCGCTCCGGGGTTGCGCAGCAGCAGCGGCGCGATGGGCATCATCGCCAGCGGGTGGTCGTCGCCGACTCGCTGGAACGAAGACCGGGCAAACGCCGGCGATTCCGGCGCGCCGACCGCGGCCGTGGCCGTGCCCAGCGCCAGCCCCGCGACGGCGCACGCGCTGATGACCCTGACCTTCATGGCTTTCAGGCTTCCTGCCCGACCGCAAGGACGTCGATCTTGTCGTCGTCGCTATTATAGACGCAGCCGAGATAGAGCGTTTTTCCGGCGACCGTCGAGGTCGGCAGCGTCACTCCGATCGCGCGATATTTCGTCCCGTAGGCGATCGTCTGCGCGCTGCCGTTGTCCTTGATGCGGATGACCTCGCCCCAGCCCGGCACCGCCGTGCCGCTCCAGTTCGCAAGCGTCAGACCCACCGCCTGCGCAGTGATCTTGACCATATCGTTGGTGAATGCCGGCGTCACCGTCGCCGACGAGGTCACCGTCTGGATGTTTGGCGCAGCCGCCTTGCCGCCCAGGTTGGCCAGCGCGGTCGGAGCGTCGTCGACGTCGTCCAGGTTGTTTGCCGCAAGCAGCGACGCTGCGTCCGCGGCGTAGAGCTCGTCGAAATTGTCGTTGCACTTGTCGAACGCCGTGCGGATCGGGTCGCCGGAGCCGTCGTTCGGCGCTGCGCCGAGACCGATTGTCTGTTTTGCCATTATCCCAGGTCCGCTGTCTGAAGAGTAGAGTCCGCCGTGATCAGCGTCGTGTCGGCCCGGCGCGGGCCGGTGCTGATGTCGCCGACGATCGCCGGTCCGAGCACCAGCCGGTCGCCGATTTCGTTGTCGACGATGTAGGTGACCGCCGCATAATAGGCCGCGCCGCCGCTGATGCTGCTGATATCGACCAGCGTGGTCGATGGCGGGGCGATGCCGCCATATTGCGTCCAGGCGACCGCATCGGGGTCGGCGACCGGGTCGGCGGCCCCGTCGCTCTTCCAATATTCGAACCGGATGCCGCTGACATAGGGGTCGTCGGACGCGCTGCCCTCGATTTCAAGCGCAGGGATGCTGCCCCCTGGACTAGTCAGCGCGACGGCCGTCAGGGCCCAGTTGCCCGCATCGGGTGCGCCGACGTCCGGCGGCGGCGGCGTTCGCGTGAACGGGAGGGCTGTGCCGACCGTGCCGATCACCGCTGCGTCGTAGACCAGCGCGTTGATCTCGCGCAGCTTCAGCCGGTTCTGCCACTTGCCATCAAGGCCGTAGGACTCGACCCGGAAGACCTTCGACGTTCCGCCTAAATAACGGTCCGATTGCCACACGCCCCAGTCGCCTTCCTCGACTTCGGCGAAGCGCGGCCCCAACGTCAGCTCGGCACGCGCCCACAACCGGCCGAGGCGGCGGAATATCTCGCCGACCGTCCCGGCCTGGCGCTCGCTAGTGACAAGTTGCAGCGCCAACTGTTGCTCGCGCGACTCGCCATCCGCGATGACGTCGGCATAGACCCGGCGCACCGGTGTTGCGTGATCCTGCCACTTCTGCTTCGGCTCGACGTAGCGCGGGACGACCGTATTGACCCATTCGCTGTCGGCGCGCGACAGGATCGACTGATTGAACTGGACGTCGGTCGTGGCGAGGATGTCGGCGTCGGTGAAGCTGAACGATGGCGTCTTCGATTGCGCCGGCTCGATTTCAACCGCCCCTTCGGGCTGGATGATTATGCCCGCAACAGCTGCCGCAAACATCTCCTCGACCTCGAGGTATTTCTGATCTGCGGCGACGATGCCGCCGATCGTGAACTTGGTCCGGTTGATCGCTAGGAAGCGCACCGTCGCCTGGCCGTCGCCGTCGGTCCAGATCGCGTCGTTGATGCGGTCATAGGTCGGGGTCTCTGCCGGCGTGCCCGACGCCCAGTCGCCCGGGTCTTCGGTCTGCAGGACGCTAAGGTCCGTCGACGAATAGCGAGTGAAGCCGAACCAGAACCACGGGTCGCCCGCGGTGACCCCGCGGAACGGGCTGTTGCCAGACGTGCCGACAGCGACCGGACCGACGTCGATCGCTTGTGTCACAAGGTTGACGACGTACAGGTTCCCGGCCTGATAGGCGAGCGCGTTGCCGTCGGGGTTGATGAAGAAATAGACTGCGCCAGCGGCCGCCGATGCAACGGTGAACGCCGCGCCGCCCCCGCCGTCCATGCGATAGAATCCCATCGCGCTCGTGAAGCTGCCGCCGCCGTCGACCGGCGAGCCGCCGGCCCAGGCCTCTCCGCCAAGGTCCGGAGCGTACCAGGTGGCGAAGAAGCCGGGATCGATGGTCGTGACGCTGCCGCCGGTCGCCGGCAGGTAGCCTGCTTCATTGACCAGGCTGGTGTTGCCGCGGCCGTAGAGGGTGTCGCCGATCAGCCAGACGCCGCCGAAGAACGTGTTCGCGGGGTCGAGGATGGTGAAGCTGCCGTCCGGCTGAACCAGCGCGATATGGTCGGGCTGCGACCCGTTGTTGTTGCCGCCGGTGTAATAGCTTCCGTCATTGTTGACCGCGATCACCGGGCAGACGATCGGACGAGTCGTCACCCGCAGGACCGTCAGGGTCGGTACGTAGACCGTCACCGAATCGACCGTTCCGCCGGCGACCATGTAGCTGCCGTCGGGCGACAGGAAGCCGAGGAAGCCGATCTCGACGAGCTGGTAATCGAATTCGCCGGGTGCCGCTTCGTCGCACAGATTGGCCGGCGCGATGACGTTTTCCGGTGGTGCTTCGGTCGCGGTCAGCCCGCGCCCGACCAGCAGCATGTCGGGCTGGTCGACGCGGTCGCAGGCATAGACGCCGCGCACCCAGTTGTACCGGCAGACGATCGGGTTCTCCGACCATTCCCAGGTCGACGGGTCGTCCCAGCGGTGCGGACCCGACCCCCCCGTGACGGTGTCGTCCAGGCGCGGGTCGTAGCAGCGCTTGCCCTTGACGACCCACAGGAAGGTCGGGCGGCCGCCCGGCCACGCCGGATGCTTCGCAGTCGGCGAATCGGCAAGATAGTCGACGACCGCATAGCAGATCCCCGCGCCGTTATCGTCGCTGGTCCAGCCCGGCCCGTGCGTCGTGACAACCGCCGGCAGGGTCTGGTCTTCGCTGCCGTTGCGGAAATACATCGACAGATGATGTTCGTCGAACTGCGGATAGTTGCCGTCGCCGTTCCACGGCACCCACACGTCGTTAACGTAAACCCCGACCAGCCCTTCGCAATAATGGTCAGCGAGCGCGAAGATCACGACTTCGTTGTCGGTCCCGTACTTGCCGCCATAGTCGAACACGTCGACCAGGCTTCCGGCTGTCGCGGTCGTTCCGAATGCCGCGCGGCGCGCGACTTCGTTGATCTGAAGCGTGGTCTCCTGCGCGTTGCGCGATACCGATGGGCGCGGCATCAACAGCGAGTTGACCATGATCGCCGCCGACAGCGCAGCGCCGATCGCCGTAATCACACCGCTGGTCAGGCCCATCGCCGCCAATGCCGTCGGGCCGATAATGGGTACGGCGACAGCGAAGACGACCAGGGCCGCCGTCAGGACATATCCGACCGCCTTAGACACGCGTCTTCTTCTGACTCGTGATGTCCCATGCCGCCGTCATTGCCGAACGCGGCAGACGCTTGAGGCCGCGTTCACCCGGCGCGCAGATGGTCACGCCCTCGACAATGACCGGATGCACGCCAAGCTCTTCGTCTGGAACGACGCCAATGTCGCCGCGCATCGCACGGGCGGGAGGGATGCGCTCGAACCTTGCATCCAGAACCGCTTCGACCCCGCCGAGCTTGTTGAGCAATGAAAGCGCGGTGGCTCGAGATTTCCATTTCAAACCGCTCGCCGGATCAGTTCCGGTCTGCGCCTTCACCGCGCCAGCCGGGAAGCTCATGCAGTCGTTCGCCTTGCGGCCCCACTCGTAAGGCATGAACGCCCGCTCCGAGAGATAGGCGAGCAGCGCGGCGATATCCCGCGTCACCCGAACGTCGCGGGCTTCTTCCCGCCCCAATAAACTGTTTTCTGTCCGGCATAGCTGACGTGCTTGAAAAAGCCGTCGTTCGCGCTCACGAGCCTTTGATCGGAATCGGAGCGTAGACGGCCGCCGCGCCTTCCCAGCCCGCGCGCGGCGCCTTCGACTGCCACTTGTATCGCGGCGGCACCGCCAATGCTTTCGATTGTCCTCAGTTCGTCGACACGACCGCGGGTGAAGACATACGCTCCGAGCAACGTCTTTCCCGCGCTATCGAAAATGAGCCGGCGGACGACGACACTCGCCTGTTCGATCTCGCTCGCGTCGAGAACGTCGAGCGCAGCAGATTCTATTCCCGAAAGGCTGAGCGTCAGGCCCTGCGCCGTTCCGCCGATCGCGCCTGCGGTCGTTTGGACAAGCCCGCGGTCGCCGATCCCCGAGAACGATTCCGTGCCGCCATCGGCAGGAAGATTGGCCGTTCCATACCCACCCCACAAGCGAATGGGATCGCCGGTTGGGGGAATGATCTCGACCGATGCCGACACGATCGCATCGCCCCGCTGGAGCGCGGCCAGGGCCTCGTCGCTGAACGTCTTCATCCGTCAGCTGCGAATGTCCTGAATGCCGACGATCTGCCCGCCGCGCACGGAATACAAACGGTCGACCGGCTCGAAGCTCGTCTGGTCCGCGACGATCGTCATTATGCAGCCTGGATTGTCCAAGTGAGCGATCGCGTCGGAGGGAACGGCGTCAGGGACGGGCGGATCGACGGTCACCGTGATATCGCCCGAACCATCTGCGGTTGCGCCAAGGGTCACGCGGGTGAGCCCGCGCCAGGCAATGCCCGAAATGGCCGTCTCCGTCGCATTGTACCTGAAATCGACATAATCTCCTTGCGACAGGATCAGGCCCGCAGCGGCAGATCCGAGATGTAGGGTTAACCGGGCATCGTCATCCGAATTGACCGTCTGAGACCAACTGGACGCGGCCCCGGTGAAGGCTCCGAATGCGCCGAACCCATCGGGATATTCTCGCGGATATTGCCGCGCGAGGTCGCGCCCGATGAACCGGCGAATCCCGCCACGTTGGTCGGAGATGAACGCCCGCCATTCATCGGAGTTTTCTTCAGGCATCCTGCCTAGGGTGTAGACCGCGCTCCACAGAGGAAAGCCCGCCTGAACCCCGCCGGCGCGTCCGTCAGCAGTGGCCGCGGTGAAGTTCACCCGCTGCGGCTCGAACGATTGCTGCGCGACGTACATCGTCGGCATTTCGACGGGAGCCTTCATCGAATGACATTCCGGCTCGCGGCATCGTACCAGGCTTGCACGACGCGATAGGGGAGCTCCGCATTCAGCTGTGCGACTGCGCTACGGACGCGTGACAGTTCCGCCGGATCGGCGCCGGTCGCGTCGATGTTCGTGACGATATGGACGGGCGGCGGCATTCCCGCGCCCATGCTGTTGTCATTGCTGATGCTGACCCGCTCCATATTGGACACGCGGGCGATCGGAAGACCGTTCAGGGCCAGGACGTTCTTGTCCGTGCCTGAGCGGCCCATGATGGTGAATGAGCCTCCAGTGGCGAAAGCGGGGATGCTGCCAGCGAACGGGCTCGCGCCGCTGCCAATCAATCCGCCGCCAAGACCGAAGTTGGCGCTGCCGAAGCTAGCGCTGTTGATCGGCCCGGCGAACGGACTGGTGCCACTACCGACCAGGCCGCCGCTGAGGCTGAAGTTCATGCCAAGGCCCATGACGCTCGACAGTGCGCGGAACAGCATCATCTTCACGATCATCCGAACGATGTCGGCGACGATCTGGTTTGCGAGCTGCCCGAACGCATCCTTGAGGCTGCGCGTGCCGGTGATCACGTCGGTCATGGCATCGGTCAGGCTGTCGAGGCCCTGACTTTCGATTTTCTGGAAGGAATCGATGATTTCGTTTGTCGTCTGAGGAACGCCGGCCGCCCATTCCTCCAGCGGGTTGCGGGTGTTCGCGTTGATCTGCGCCGCGCCCTGCGCCCGCTCGGTTCCGAGATGGTCGATCTTGTCCTGAATAACCTTGATCTCGTCGGCGGTGGCGCCGTTGCGGATCGCCAACTGCTTTTCGTGCTCCAGTTCCAGCCGCTTCTGCTCGATCTCCGCGTCCAGAATCTGAAGCTGGATGCGGCGGTGGTCGGCTGCGGTCGTCGCAAGCTGGTCAGCCGCCTGAAGCGCGTCGATCTGGAACTTGCGCTGCTGGTCCGCGCCTTCGAACTGCGCCTGCTCCGCGCGGGTCAGCCGCTCCTCGACGAGCGCCCGCTTTTCGATGGCGGTCTTTTCGTCGTTCTTGGACCTGAGCACTGCGGCTTGAGCGATGACCTGATCAAGCGTGGCCTTGGTGATCTGCTTGTCGGCGAACTGGCGCTGGGCCTGCGCAACGCGGTGATCGATGTCTGCCGCCTGCATGGCGTGCTCTAGATCGATGACCTGCAGATCAAGCTTGGCGCGGTCTTCGCTGCTTCCCGCCAACTGTTGCTTGGCGCGCAGGATATCCATGTCCGTCTGCATCAGCTCCTGCTGGAGCTGGAACTCCGTGTCCTCGTTGCGGTCCTTGGCCTTGGGTGCCTTCGGCGCCTTCGGGGCGAGGAACTTCGGGATGTCACTTGATGGCAGTCGCGAGCGCGGAGGGGGCGATCCAGTCGGATTGCCGAACCCGTTCCGCGCAAGGAATGCCTGCCAATCCTCTTCCTGAGCGGTCAGGCCCTGCGCACGCATGTTGTTCGCGCGATTGCCGCGACCGACGTTGAGGAGACGCGCAAGCGGGAACATCGTCCCGGCCGCATCCACCACACCAGATGGAACCGAGTTCAGGAGGCCGGAGACGCCGCCGCTCGTGCGTGCCGAAAACGCCGCCGCTTCATGGTAGAATGCGCGGATCTGGTTGATCGCGCGCGGGATTTGCGAGACGAGATTGGCAATCGAGTTCGCGAGCCGGTAAATCGAATCGGCATTGTCCGCGACGGCACCAGCGATATTCGCCGAAAGAACCGTCTTGAGTGCTTCCAGCTTGTCGGCAGTCCTGTCTGCCTTCTCAATCTGCTCATCGCTGAGAACGATGCCCAGGCGCTCGGCGGCATCGGAGAGTTCGCTGAGCCTGCCCTGTGCGCCGGACAGAAGATTGTCGAGTTTGGCGCCCGACTTGCCGAACAGAGCGACCTCAACAGCCGCGCGCTGCGAACGATCCGACACATCGGAAAGCCGGTCGGCGAGAATGCGGAACACATCGCCCGCCGTCTTGCCCTTCAGACTGTCAATCGAGATGCCGACGGCGTTGAATGCCTTGGTCTGCTTCTCCGCGCCAAGCTGCGCCTGCCCCATGCTGATCGTCAGCTTCTGAATGCCCGTCTGAAGCTCGTCCTGGCTGATGCCGACCTGTCCCGCCGCGAAGCTGAACGTCTGCAAATCCTTGGTCGTCAGACCGAGCGTGTCGGCCAGTTCGCCAAGGTGCCCGGCATAGTCGAGCGCGGCCTTGCCAGCCGCGACGATGCTTCCGATGGTCACGGCTCCGACGAAGCCAGCAATGCCCGCCTTGATTGACCGACCTAGGCTGCTGAACGACGACTTGACAGCGGACTCGGTCTGCTTCGACGAAAGCTGGATCTTCTTCGCGCCGTCGACGAACTTGCCCGCATCGAGCGTGGCCTCGACGCGCAGCGCGCCGATCAGCGTGTTGCTTGGCATGGATGCTCCAGACTAGGCGGGCTTGTATTTCGCGGCGGTCTTGAAGACGCGGGCGGCGTATCCGTCCTTGATGATCTCGAGCGCGCCTTCCTTGCCCGAATCCCACGCCGGCCGCATGAACGCTCGGGCGCTCATGTGAATGGTGCCGAACTCGTCCATGATCGCCTGCGGATATCCGTAGCCCGTCGGGCCCATGTAGGCGCGGGCGCTATACTCGCCGAGCGCGCGGTTGCGGCGGGCCCGTCCGCTGCGCTGGCGCGTCGAGACTGTAATCGAACTCTTCAGGTCGTATGGCGGACCGGTGCGCGGATCGTCGGGTGCAAGCGAGATCGCGACCAGGCTCATCGGCTTCAGCGCCTTGGTCAGCAACGGCGACAAGCCCTTCGAGACCTGCTGCTTGGTCAGTCCGTCGAGCGCCTTGCTCAATTCGGCGAAGCCCGAGACCGTGAACCCCGTCGTCTTGAAGTCGAAGTCGCTCATCAGTGCCTCGTGATCTCGACCGGGAAGCCGCGCGCCTTCATCTGATGGAAGAAGTGGATCGCCTTGGCGCTCTGCATCCGGTGATCGTCCTGGTCGCTCGGGCTTGGCGCGCTCGTGAGGAAGTCGGAGAGCTTCTTTCCCTTGAGCTTGCCCGCATATCCAGAGAGCCCGAACATGGCCGTGTGCCACGCACCGAGGATCGCGAGGTCGATGTTGCGGTTTGCCGCGCGGGCCATCCCTTCCATGCAAACGACGTAGGACCGCGGCGTCTGCCGCCAGAACTCGGAAGCTAGGCCCCCGAGCGCGATCCACTCTTTGAGGAAGGTTTCGATGCTCCACGCGGCTTGCGAGGGTTTTTGCCCTTCGCTTGCCTTTCGGGCTCGCCGAAGTTGAACGCACGGCGCAGCAGGGTCTGCATTGCGAACGAGGCCGCAACCGAATGCTCGCTCGCCATGACCCCGAGGCAGACGTCGAGACTGATGCCCTCGTGGTGCCGCCTCAGCAGCGCATAGAGCACCTTGCACAAGATGCTTACCGGGCAGGGGATGCTGGTCAGCACATGCTCGACGATCAGCGTCGCCGGAGTGATCGCATCGCTGTCGCCAACGATGTGTTCCATGAGATCGATCGCGCGGAAGTCGACAGCCAGGCGAAGGGTATCATCGCCTAGCTGAACGACCTCCTCGTCATAGAAGGCCGTCAGCATCAGCTGCCCGCCGCGCCGGCGCCCTGGTCGACCTCACCGGTGATGCGGAACGTCGCCGTTGCGGTGATCGGAGCATTCGGCTCCATCGTGTCCGGAGCGTACTTCTTCACGAACGCGCTGAACGTGAAGTTCCAGTCGATCGTGCCGGTGCCGCTGTTGTCCGGAACCTCGACGCGAACCTTGCGGGTGGTGCCGGTGCTCTTGGCGTCGGTCAGCGCGAGATCGGTCGTGCTTCCGGGGACATAGTTGAACGTGGCGGTGAACTCGCCGCCGTCGATCAGGCCCTGGATATATTCCTTGCGGCGCCCATCCGAGAGAAGGTGCGTGACCTCATGCTCGTCCGTCTCGTCGGTCGGGAAGCCGCACGAACGGACCTCCTGAAGCTGGACGAGATTCTCCTCCGTGTTATCGGTGGACAGGAAAAGCTTCCCCCCCCAACCGATGCGTGCCTCCGATGCAGCCATTGCGCTCTCCTATGATTTCAGGCTGTTGACGTGTGTGCGAAGATCAGGTCCGCGGACTTGCGGTAGATCGTCGTGTCGCCCTCGCGTTCACCGCCTACATCGCGCGGCCCGAGGGCAATGTCCGCGCGCTGGAATGTGTGGCCGTTCGACGTGTTGCCGGGCACCAGCGCGTCGATCAGCGCCTTCATGCCGGTCTGAACCTGCGCATAGGTCGTGCCCCAAACGTCGATCTGGACCCGGGCGAACTCCAGGTCCCAGCCGTCGAGCGTCTGCGGCCGGAGCTCGGTAATGTCCTGAAGCGTCGCGTAGGGCAGAGCCGTCCCTTGCGGCGCGTTCACCCAATAGGTTGCTGTGTACGCGGCCTTGGCCCGGGCGATGTAGGCGGCTTGCCAGTCCATCAGTCGGCCAGCCTGATCGCGGTGAAGCGAATCGTGTTGCGATCAAGGGGCGCGGTTTCGTTGATGTCCCATTGGTCGCCGAGATAGACGATGCGGTCCTTGTTCGTGATGCTATCGAGCTGAGCAGATCGGATGCACTCGAAGGTGGCGGTCTGACTGGCGCTTTCCTGCGCCGCCTGCCGCTGCTCCTGCGCCAGTCCGAAGCGGACTCGGGCGCGGCGAGTGGTCAGGTCCGTCCACGTCTCGATCGGCTGGCCGTAGTCGTCATCAGCCGTCGTGGCGCGTTGAAACGTGATGAGTTCCGTCCGTTCGCCGGCCGGCAAAAGGGCTGTCGACACTCAAGCGGCCTCCCGCGTCTCGATCCGGTAGTTTTCGGTCACGAACGGATGCAGTCGGATCTGCGCCAGCGTCCACGGCTTGATCTTGCCGGGGAAGAAGAGAAGCCGGGCCCTCCCGGGCATCTGCGCCCAAAGCGGACCATAGGCGAACACCCCGTCGCGCTCGCTCCACGTCTTCTCGCCCCATCCGAGACAGTGAGCTAGCCAAGCCTGATCCGAACCGACGAACTTCTCTCCGCTGATGTCTGCTCCCGCCTGGTCGAAGCGGTCGTAAACCTGCGGTCGACAGCCAGCCAGGATCAGAGCCATGCTGCCATTATAGGGTCGGTCAGGCGCCGTCCCCTTCAGCAGCACGAGGTCTTCCGGCCGATCGAACACCGGGTCGAGCTGACCTCCGACCACGCAATCCAGATCCATGCTCACGAACCGCCGCCCGAACGTCTTCGCCGCGTCCCGCCTGAACATCACGAGGCGGCGGAAGCAGTTGGGCTTGGTCGGTCCCCACGCCGGTTGCACGTCTTCGAACTCGCCGGGCGGCTCGATCCGTTCCACGTTCGGCGGGAGATCGGTTTCGGTCGTGACGCAGGACAGCCGGTGCTTCATCCGCAGGTTGCGGCTCACCATGTCCGCCCAAATCCACACGTGCTCGGCGGTATAGGTCGTTCGGCCTTGTGGTTGCCGCCAAAGCCAACTGACCACGTTCAGCACGAAAGCGCGCCTTGCGACCTCAGATAGTCGAACAGCGGTGCGTAGCGTGTTATGAAGTCGGGACGGTTCGCCTGAAGATAGCGCCACTTTGGTAGGATCGCATCCGCGCTCGCTCGATAAGTTACGTCAAGCCACGAAACTGCGGCTTCTGTGTGCCCGATGTCACATAGGAACATGGCCGCGCCGCAACGGAAAAGCTGAGCCTTTTCGACAGGAACCTGACCGTTCCAGAGCCAGTAATGCCAAGCCGCTGCAATCTCTTCCGGCGTCCACCGATCCAGCGCCAACGCCGTCGGCGTCACTTCGGCAAGGTTCCACTGCGACTTCACCCGGAACACGAGCGTCGTTCCCGGCACCACCGCCTCGACAAATTCGAGATGGTCACGGAGCCGATAGAGGCAGGCCGGAATCTCGTAGCTCGGGAAGTGGCAAAAGTCCTGCCACGCCATGATCGCGCCGGGCTGAAGCGCATCGCGGAGCTTGGTCAGAACCGATGAAATTGCAGGAACCCGCTTAGGCGCATCCGTGACCAGCAGGGCGATTGGTTCCTTGCCCCACTCCATCTGTTCGATCTTGCCCTGATGCGGCTCGACGAACTCGATCAATGGGCCGAGGTTGTCTTTGAATGCTTCCAGACTCGGGCCGACCGGAACGGCGTCGATGCCCTGCTTGTCGTAGAAGGCTTGCACCTTCGCGATGTGACCGACCTTTGAGATGAATTGGTCGTAAACATGCGCCTTCGTCGTGACGCCGCTGTCTCGGATGCCGGCCGCGATGTACGCCGTGCTCGCGCCCATCCACGCCCCGAGCTCGACGATAGCTCCCCTCGGAACGGCCTCTTTCGCGAGCCGATAGTAGCACTCGCGCTCGGCGTCGGTCGTCATCGCGGGGATCGGCGGGACGCGAGTGATGTTCTCTACGCGCGGATCGTAGCAGTCCCGGCGCTCAGCAACTTGTGCCTGCAAATCACTTCCCCTGCGATCCGATCAAGCCCGATGACTTGCGCTATTGCGAGCCGATGGTTGCCCTGGTTGCCGATGAAGACCTCGCCGTCGCGGCCGATGAGCAGCTTCGGCAGCGGGCAATCCTCGCGGAAGCCTCTGCGCTTCAGGTCTTCGAACATGCCGTCGACGCGGCTGTAATATTGGGCGAGCAACGCTTCCATCGTCAGCTCGCCCCGGACTGTTTCGCCGCTATCAAAACGCCGTCGGTATGTATCGGCGAACAGTTCCGTCTCTTCCCAACGCTTGCCCTCTCGGTAGCGCTGGACGATCGCCCTGTGCTTCACCGCGTCCTTCAGAGGGTAGCGGCGTTCAATGTCCCAATCGCCGCCGTAGGTGCCTCTCAGGTCGTCGTGCGGGCTGATCTTGAAGCGGATGCGGGCCGGGTCGACCCATTCAGGCATCTTCGCCCTTGCGTTCTCGCGTCATAGTCTCTAATTTGTATCGCCATGAGCTACACATCAGAGCAGCTTTCCGAGCTGGGATCGCGAGGGTTAGACCCGCGCGAAGTCCCGATGCATAGGCTCCATATTCGCCGCCCGCCTCCAGCTTTCGTCATAAACCGCAGCGCGTGGTCCCATCCATCAAATTACATGCTTCCCAGTGATCAGCTTTGGGAATGTCCGGTGATCAGAATCGGTGATCGCTCGAAGACCGTGGTTTTGCCCGACGGGAAGCTTCTTGATGTCGAACGGCATTGAGCATCCTGGCGCGATCATCCGCAAAAAGGTTCTGCCGAAAGCTGGCACGACTATTGAGCTGGCAAAAATGCTCGGCATAAATCGGGTAAATTTGAGCCGCCTTCTGAATGGCAAGGCGTCCCTTTCAACTCGTGTCGCCTTTGCTCTAGAATCGAACGGATGCGGTAGTGCAAGAAGGTGGCTGCTGCTCCAGCTCGAATATGATCTCGCGACGGAAAAGCTAAGCGTCCGGATGAAAGACGCACTCCGACGCTAGCGCTCACCCACCACAATCTCGTCGCCCTCAGTAACCGTCTGCGCAATCCGGTAGCCGTGCCGCTCCAGCAGCTCGACCATGCCCTCGCGCGCAGCGTAGCGGTTCATATCGCCAAGCGGTTCGTCCGGCGTTCCTGCCCGCCAGCGCGCGGCCCGGTTCTTGTTCCCGCAGAGCACGACGTTCGGAATAAACCGCGACACGTCGGCGAACACGCGGTCCAGCCGATCGCCGAGGTAATAGATCATCCGCACCGCGACCAAAGTGTCCTGGTTGTGGAGCAGGTGCAGGTTGTCGCCGATATCGCCGTTCACGAAGATCGGCGCGATGAAATGCCCTTCCCGCGCCAGCCATTGCCCGTAGACGTTCAACGCCGTCTCGTGCCGCTCTGCGCTCTTTTCCAGCGCGGTCACTCGGCGGCCCTGCTTTGCCAGCAGAAGCGCGAGCGCGCCCTCGGCCGAGCCGATCTCGAGGATGCGTGTGCCTGGAATGAGCGGCAGCAGGCGCAGGAACTTCTCCGGCGCGTTGCCTTCGCGGATTTCCTGTTCGTGCTTCCGGAAGGCGAGCGAGGCGGTCATTTCGCCTTCTTCGTCGCCCGCTTCTTCGTGGCCTTGCGCTTCGGCGCGGTTGCTGTAGGTGCAGCTGGCGGCGGCGCAACAGGGGCGACTGGCGCCGTCGCAACCTTCCTTGGAAGCAACTTGCCCGAACCATCGGCATCGCGCGGCCCAACAGCACCGACGGCGGTGTAGAAGCGCGCATTCTCAGCGTTCATGTGGATCACCATGTCGCGGCGGATCATTATCCCGCCGAACTTGAAATCCTTCAGGGCGACTAGCTCTTGCATAGGCTCGCCTCACAGAATCGAGCGAAACTGATCGGCGGCACGCATGGCTCCGGTCAGGTCGGGGTTGCTGCGGTTCTCGAACATCGCCGTCATTGCGAGCTTCACTGCGGCGAGAAGGTAGAACGGGATTGCTGCCGTGTTGGCAAAGCCGGCCGTGAACGTGATCCTTACGCCGCCGGGCCAGTCGAGCGCGAGGTCCGACGGCCAGGTTTCGTTCTGCGCCGTCACGATCTTGTCGTCGGATAGGACGTAGATTGCCGCATCAACCGCCGTGTCGGTGCCGTCGGTATTGTAATATTCGACGGAGTTGACTGCGCTCACCGGCCCGATGGGGAGCGAGATCAGCGAGCAGAAACGGTCCTGCGTCCACTTGAACCGCCGACTTTGCAACGATTGCGCCGCATAGCCCTCAGCCCATGAGATCGCCGCGTCCCGCAGTGCCTCGATCACGTCATCGTCGGACGTATCGTCCGCCGTGATGTTCAGGTGAACCTTCGCATCGGCGAGAGGCAGAATATCCTCCCCGGTGAAGGCGGCGAGCGCGGTGAGCAATTACTTGGCCTTCTTGCCCTTGGCTGCGGCCGACTTCGGCGCGGCCTTGTTGGCCGGCGGATTTGCCATCTTGTTCGTCGGGGCAGCACCGATGGCCTTGCCCTCCTCAAAGCCGCGCTCGGCGTCGAGTTCTTCGCGGGTGTCGGCGCGAGCTGCGCTATCAGCTTCCGGGTTCACGGCATCCGATGCCTTGCCGCCACGCACCGCAAGACCGCGCTGCTCGAGCGCCTTCGCGTCCGTCTCGCTCACGAGGAAGACGTCGCCCTCCTGCAGATTGTCCGCACGCACGTTGCTCGCGTGGAACGTGTCGAGTGCCTTCATGGTCACCTTGTCGGTCATCACCCAGTCTCCTTTTTGAAACGTCGTGAACGGCGCTTGAAAAAGGAGGGGCGAGCGCAGGGCCCGCCCCTCGGTCACCAGCCCGGGAGATTAGCTGGTAAGGTCGTCGATCTGCGCAGCGAAGTCGCCCTTCACGAACGCGGCCGTGTTGTAGACCGCGAGCGCGAGACGCTCTTCGCAGAGGATCGTCACGAGGTTCTTGACGAAGTTGTTTCCGTCCTCGGTCGAGATTTCGACGGCTGCGTCCTGCCGATCGAAAATCTGCGCGCCCATGTCGAACGCACCAGTCAGGAACTTCCCGCTCGTCATCGCCAGCGTTTCCACGACCGGCAGGCCCCACAGGCGCGGTTGAAGCCGATTCTGCGGATCGCCGACGAGATAACGCGCCTGGCTGTCCTTCGCCGTCTCGATCGTGAACCAATCGGTCGGGTGAAGCACGATGCCGCTCGACGGAAGGTTCGCCAGCGTGGCCTGAAGGATCGCCGCGCGAAGCACGTCGATCTTCGTCGGGTTGGCGATGATCGCCAGATTGCCCGTCGAAGCCGTCGCTTGCGTGTAGATGCCGTTCAGGTCGGTGCCGGTGCCGGCGCCGTTGAGCAGCTGGTTATCCTCGACGTACTTCAGGCCATAGATCAGACGGCCGTTGATATAGGACTGCAACATCGGCACGTCGTCCAGGATCTGGCGCGTGGCCTGGACCCAGTGAGCGATCGTCGTGACGTTGCTGGTCACGATGTCGAAGTACATGTCCGACTGAGCCTTGGTCGCTCCAGACGTTTCCGAGACCGTCGCCGCGTTGTTCGTGTACGACGTTTCCTGAATGAACTGGATCGAGTTCTTGTCCGTGCGGCCCGGCATAAGCAGGTCGCGGACGCGGAGCGGCCGGTTGGCAACCCCCTGCACGCCGGGGATGCGGTCCGGAACGATCAGGTCACCAGCCGAACCGTTCGCGGCAGTCGTCAGAGACGAGATGATCGCCTTCTGCTCGACGCCGACACTGATCCGTCCCTTGCCACCGTTGGCGAGAAACGCCTTCACGTTCTCGTCATCGGTGACGACCTCGCCGATCGATTTGAACTCGGCCTCGACCTCGCGCTGGCGAGCCATCTTCTGCTCGAGCTCGTCGAGACGAGCCTTCGCTTCGTTCATGTCGATGATCGCCTGGTCGGCGAGCTCCTTGGCGCTCTTCGAAAGGTCTTCGCCCTTCTCGGTCCGGCCCTTAAGCTCATCGGCGAAGCTCTTCACTTCATCGATGCGCTTATCGAAGTCAGCCTTCACCTCGGCGGCCAGCTCGGCCGCGGTTTTCTCTTCAGCCATTTCGATATTCCTTGTTCTGGAGTGGGCGCTAGGCCCGGAGAGCCGCCCAAAAAGCGGCGTTCTGGTCCCCGCCGGACTCACTCCGGAGCAGGTGCGCCAAGCCCTTCCCCGCAATCGCGGTGGCCTGGCTCTTCGAGAAGCCTGCCTCGCGCAGGAACTCCTCAAATTCGGGAAGCGACGGAAGATTGCCGCCGCTCGTGTAGCTTTTCACGGTATCCACCGCCGCTCGCACCTGAGCCGGGAAGTTCACCGGTGAAACTTCCCACAGGTCGACCGATTTCAGGATGCGGACGCCGGGTCGCTTCGGGTCGTTTTCGCTCTCGATCGTCTCGTAACCGATCGACAGGCCCTTCATGGCCTTGCGCTTGAGCGCGCGGTGTACGCGCTGGCCCATCGTGTCCTCGAGGTCGACGGTGCCCTGGACCCACAGGCCCTTGCCGTCCTGCGCCATGTCTTCCCAGTTTCCGATCGGCGGCTGTGACGCATCGTGGCCCCACAGCATCAGGGGCATCGTCCCGTTCCGCTTGTGCGCCGCCAGCGTGTCCGAGAATGCACCTGGCGCGATGATGTCGCCATAAGCATCCGGAGCGCCGCCGAAAACGCTGGCGTAGCCCTCGATCACGCCTGCATCGGAGACGGCCTTCACATCGAGGCCGAACGATTTATGCAGCATTGCTCTGATCTCCAGCGAGGCCGTTCCCCGCGTCGGTGATGGGTACGTTCTGCATTTGCAGCCGCGGCACGTCGCCGCCTTCGACGGGCGGCAAATTCTCCAGCGCCCGTACCTCGTTGATCGTCATCGCCCCGATCCGCGTCATCGCCCCATAAAAGTCGGAGCGGGCCTTGCTGTCGCCGCGAAGAAGGCCCTCAAGGTTGAACTCGATCGCGATGCCCTCCGCCCGGTCACGGGCCGTCAGGAGCTGCTTCGCAAGCGCCTGTTCGATCCTCTTCAAGCGGCGCCGGAGCGTGAACTTCTGGAATCCTAGCGTCTGCTGCTCCAGGCCCGTTCCCCAACTCGTCGAATTATCCGTGTGTCCGACCATGTGGGGAGGCACTCCGAAGAACCGGCAAATCTCCTCAACACTAAAGCCGCGGCTTTCGAGCATCTGCGCGTCGTCGGGGTTGATCGTGATCGACTGCCACTTCAGGCCGTTGTCGAGCAGCATCGGGACGCCGGAGTTCATCGACCCGACATATTTCTCCTGAAGCAGCTGCTCCGCTTCTGTGCGTTGCGGTTTGGTCAGCGGCTTATCGAGCGACATGACGCCGCTCGGTTTCACCCCATTCCTGAACGTCGACTGCGCTGCGGCGTTGATCGACCTTGCGAGCCCGAACGCCTGCCGGCCGAACGAAAGCGTCGACAATCCGCCCAGCGGCGAACCGCCGAAGCCGCGGAAGTGAAGGATCGTCGCCTGCGTCTCGGTGCGACGCCGTTGTCCTTCGGTCCATTGGTACTCGATATCGCCGTTGCTCGCCCTGCGAACGGAGACGATCTCCGGAACGAGAGGAGGCGAGAGCGCGATCACGCGCCCGTCGGAACCCCTCACGACCTCAGAAAAGGCGTTCCCCTGGAGCTCCAGGCAGGCGCAGATGAACTCCCAAAAGTCCATCGCCGTCTGATCGGCGTTCGGGCTGTCGTGGAGCACCCTGTACAGCGGGTGATCGTAGGCAACTTCGCGGCTTCCGTCCTGCGCCGTGCGATACACCATCAGCGGCAACGACGCGATCGTTCCCGCGAGCAGGTTCACACAGGCCCACGCCGCTGAAAGCGCCAGCACTCCAGCAGTCCCGGTCGAGCCGCTGTCCTGATATTCGGACAGCGTGACCATGTTGGTGCGGAAGTTGATCCCGTCCTGGCGCGACACGCCCGCCCATGATGCAAGTTCGCCCGTCAGCTCGATGACGTTCTTATGCTCCGCAGGGGCAGCGCTCGCCTCGTCAAATTCGAGGCCGAGCGCCCCTTTCCACCATTTCATGCGGCCAGGCTTGCCAGCCACTCGTCGATGTTCGGTCCCATGTTGGCCTCCATCATCGGGTGAATGGCATTCACCGCGGCGTCGATTCCGTCGATCTTCGCCTTGCTGTCCGTGTCGGGCTTTTTCGGCAGGATGGAGCCGTTGACATGCCTCGTCACGACCACGTTACCGGCCATCCACCGCATCACAGGATTGTCGTCGTGAAGCAGTGAAGCGCGACCGACCTTGTGCCGAGCCTCAAGTTCCTTCGCAGGATCGGTCACGTTCCGAGCGTTCTTGGGAAGAACCTGCGCGAACGGCTCGTCGCCGTCGCTCAGGTCTTCATTCAGGCGAACTGCCATCCCCTGCGCTGCTGCGAACTGGTCGAACGTCGCCTTCTTCAGCCCTGGCAGCGCAGCCTTCAGTCTGCGGATCTTCCGCTCGACGCGGTTGTGGTCGATCCAGTCGCCAGGCGTGACGATCAGCTTCCCGTCGGCTCGCCACTGGCGATAGAGCGTCACATTCTCGCGCTCGGTCTGAGATGCGCGCTCAAGCGCCGCCTCCGGTAGCCAGAACCACGTCTTGAGCAGCAGCCGGCCGGTATCATCGAACGCTGCCAGCACCAGCGCAGTGATGTCATCCTTGTCCGCCAGATCGGCCCCAAGGTAACAGTCGAGCCCTCTGAACGCCGACAGCGGCACGCGACCGCCGCATTGATTCCAGCTCGCGACATTCAGCCACGCCGCCGCGGCGCCCATCCAGATATTCAAGCGCTTGGTCTTGAACTCCCCTTCGGAGCCTGGTGACGCCTTCGCCTCGATCGCATAGGCCCGCATCTCGTCGAGCGTCGGCGTGACCGGCAGGAGCGGGTTCGCCTTGCACCACACGCGCTCGTCAAACGGATCGTCGCCTTCGTCGAGCGTGAAGATAATCCCGAAGTAATGCTCGGCCGATATCGCTTGCTCGAGCACCTTCGCCACAAACGACCGCTGCTCATAACAGACGCCGTGCATGTTGAAGCCGGCCGTCGTAATCATCCACAGCAGCGGGTTTCGCCGCGCTCCGAAGGCGGAGCGAATGACGTCGAACAGTCCGCGATCGCCGTGAGCATGGAGCTCGTCGAGCACCGCCAGATGCGGATTGTGACCGTCCTGCGTCGACGACTTGGCGTTGATCGTCTGAATGACGCCGCCGTTCTCAGCGGCAGTGATCGACCTCGCCCAAGCATCCAGCCCAAAAGCCTCCTGGAGCGCCGGAAGCTTCTTCACCATCAGCCGCGCAGGCTTGAAAACCTTCTGTGCCTGATCGCCGGTCGTCGCGCCGATCAGCGTGAGCGGGCCTGGCTCGTCCTCGCAGCAAGTGCAATAGAGCGACACCCCGGCGGTGAGCGTCGACTTGGCGCCTTTCCTCGCCATTTCGATGTAGGCCATCGTGAAGCGGCGAAGGCCATTGTCCTTGCGCCGCCACCCGAACACGATCGCCAAAATGAAGATCTGCGCCGGCTCAAGCTGAAGGTTCGGCGTCTCCCACTGCCCTTCGATGTGAGGCAGCTTCTCGATGAAGTCGCAGACGTCGTTCGCGTGCCACTCGTCGAACGTGAACGGCCAGTCCTTGCGCTTAAGGTCGCGAAGGTGACGCTCCGCTGCCAGCCGAACCCACTTGCAATGCCGCTTTCCCTTGCTGTCCGCCGCGGCCTTACGCGCATAATCGAGCGCGATCGCGGCATAGTCCCTAACGCCGTCCGTTTCGGGCGAAGGGGTTGGCTGGCTTGACATCCTGAATCCGTCCTATCCGGCTCTTCGGGCCAGCGATCCCCATCAGCTCCTCCATCTGGCGAAGCGCGGTCATCAGCGCGACGGGAATGGGCTCGCCCTTGCTGAGCGTTTCCCGGCTGAGTGCTTCCATCGAGCAGTAGCGGGCCAAAAATGCACTGTCCGGCTCAGCAAGGCCGATCGACATCACTCGCGGCAGCGTCTCGTGCCAAACGATGCGCGCTTGGGGCGTGAGCGTCGGCAGAACCTCAGTTCCCTCGTCGCTCTCCTTGATCGCCACCGGATCAGGAATCTGCGGCGGGTCTTTCGGGCTGGAAATATGAACTTTCCCAGCATCTCGATCCTGGCGAAATGTGGCCCGCGCGAGCTTCGTGTCAGCCGGTTCGGCCTTGCGTCCTGGCTGCATTTAATTCCTCGGGAATATTAATTCGTCAGCGCAAAAATTCAGC